ACGTCTATAGAACACCGGCACATCGTCCGGCGGTTCACAGACGAAAAGGAGAAGATGGAGTGTTCCCAGGTTCCGTTCCGCAAGAATTACGATGAAAATGACGATTGTAAATTCGAGAACCTGGCCGAGATTAGCCGCAGGCCCAATCTCTGGCCCATGATTCGTCAGCACGTCATCGGGAATCCTGAATTTCTCCAGGCTCTCGGGTCGTCTCACAAGACGCCGTTCAATTTGCGTTGTTGACGGGTAAATAAGTGCTTTGCACTTACTAGAAATGACTAAATCCAAATTGGAGTTTGCGACGGAACTCGCAGCCCTCCTCAAGGACGGGTCCGATCCACAGAAGCTCGCACAGGACATGACGATGCGTAAATTGCTTTATGAAATTGAGCGTCTCGAACAGGAAGCCGAAGCGGTCAAGGCGGAGCCCGAGGCGCCGGAGGCGGTCAAGGCGGAGGAGCCACCGCGTCAGAAGCGCCCCAAGCCCTTTTGGGCTTGGCTGACAGTCGACTCTTCAGATGAAGATGTTGAGTAATATAAATGGACCCAGTGGTAATCGTTAAGACGGTCCTCAAGAACGTGTCACAAAATGCGACGGCCATAGATATTATAAGACAAATTACATACTTGACGGGTACGGATCACCCCAAGTCCCTTTATGTCCTTGGTGAGATTGTGCGTGTGAGCGAGCCGGTCCTCGATCCGGACGTGATCCGTCAGCTCAAGGGTTTGATGAGTGAGGGGCTCGTCCACCTGATCGCCGAGGAGATTTACGCCGTCTCGAAACCTAGATGCTGCGGGCTACTTTAAGATCTGGGCCTCAATTAGATTAATGGAAAAATGGCGGGTGCCTAACGGGCCCGGGACCCACGTCCTCATGGACGGTGGGATCCTCTCCGTCCCACCCGAAGAGACTCTCCAATTTTACGAGACATGCATTTCTCTCGTGAATTCTGGAACTAAATTGTACGTCGTCGAGCAAAAGACGGAACTCTTCAAGTTCTTCGTGGACTTTGACTACAAGGCCCCGGAGAAATTGGATGATTCTGAACTTTTGCAATTTTGTTCTATAATTCAAGGAGCCGTACCTGGTCGGTGCGTCATAGCCCGTGCCAGGGTCCGACCGATCGGTGAGGGCCTTTTGAAATCTGGGGTCCATATCCATTGGCCGGATCTCATCGTGACCCGGACCGAGGCTCTTAATTTGAGATCAAAAATCATAACGAGTCTCGGGGATGGACCATGGGACCAAGTGATCGATGCGTCCGTCTATGGCGGCTCGGGTCTCCGTATGCTCTGGTCCCACAAGAAGCCCGCGGGCGATCCTTACATCCCATGGCGCGACCTGGACGGTCACGAGTTTTCCAAGGCGCCGAATGTCGAGACGCTCGCTCTATTTGCGGTCCGAACGGACGAAAATACTCACCCGGCCGAACTTCTTCAAAATACAGATTTACTCGAGAAATTCACTCAAAGATATCTCGAAGGCCAGGGGCGCGCCCGTATCAAAAAGGTCCAGAGAAACGCGCACGACGGATGGTTCGCCCAGACCGACTCGAAGTGGTGCGCGAACATCAAGCGCGAGCACAATTCGAATCACGTCTGGTTTTCGATTCATTCAGGACGGATCTCACAAAAGTGCCTCGATGAAGAGTGTCGCGAGTTTCAAGGTCCCAAACTTATTCTTCCTCCATCAATAGTAGAGCAACTCGAAGATGTTGCTGTTGTGGGTAGTCCTTCTTCTGGCTTTGTTATGGATATTTTTCCCAATGGGTCAGGGTGTCAGATTCAAAAAGTACGAGGCGAAGGTTCATCCCTTCTCGGGCCTCGATCCGGAGAGTTGGGAGCGGTTCCAGACCAACGTCCACACGTTCGAACGATTGGTTTCGACGTCCGAACTTGAGGAGGCGGCCGGGGCTTTGTACGGCGCGGTCGAAAACGTCCGGGACATAGGACTTGGGCTTCGCCGCGCCGACGACGCGCAGCACGCCGAGGAGATCAATCGCATCGCCGATGAACTCGGTTATGAAGGAGAATTCATAATCAATCAGAATGCTCTCAGCAGAGGGATTTACTTCTTCCCCAAGTACTTAAACGAATCGATTGTGGATTACCCAGAAAATGCCCCAGAATTGCGAGACCGACCAGTCAAATCCCACGGCCAGTGAGCCGGAGGCCCCGGCCACACGCACGCGTTCCGGACGCGTATCCAAGGCTCCGACGCGTTACGAGCCCGTCGAGCAGGTCGAGGACGATTACGCCCCCGAGGACTACGATAGCGACGAGTCGGATGACCAAACCGACGATTCTTTTGAGGACTCCGACGAGGAAGATGACGAAGATGACGCTGATGACGATGGCAACCTTGACGGGTTCGTCGTGCCAGATAAAAGCGAGAGTGACTCAGATAGTACAGAAGATGACGGAGAATCTGCCGTTCCTGACCGGAAACGCGGAGCACCCATCAAGAAGCGGCCGACCCCAGTCGGAAAACGAATGGCCGGCAAGGGAGGAGCAGCAGCCAAGTAATTTTCAGCCGATGGCGATGATGCCCGACGAACCCAAAACGAAGATGGACCTCGGCGACTTTTTCAAGAATACGAATCCGATGGCAATTCTTCTATTGGGAATTGTCATCGGCGTCATTGTGGTAAGTATGCGCCCTATTGTAATTCAGCCTAAGTAAATCAACCGAGTCCGAAGGACTCGCGAGTCCCTTGACTCAGGTTACCATATAAAGCGGTGCGCGACCCGAACTCGAGTCGGCGCCAACAAAATTGCCAATAGGCCCCGTGCGGTTCTTCTGCACGTCCTCTTGAAGGAAACCAAGCCACGGATTCTCGCGAGTCTGTGTCTTGGGCTCCATATCTCTAAAGACGTCATATTGATTGTCGAACGCAGCAACGGGCTGTGATATTCTGGCAGGTGCGGGTGGGAAGCGCATGTACGCCATAAAGAGTAAGAACATGACGATCAGAATCGCCAACAATTTAAAAAACATTATATTAATTAGCAGCGAAAATTACTGGTCCGGGATCTCCTCGTCCTCCTCCTTGACATCCTCGAGCTTGGGGATCTCGGCCGCTGCCGCAGCCGCCTCACGGCGCTTCACCACCTCGGCCGCGACGCGGATGTCAGCCATGGAGACCAGCTCCTCAATCGACTTGTCCGGGAAGTCCTTTTTCAGATCCTCGAGCAGATCGGCCGGGTGGGGGATGGGCGGAACGTCCGGCTTGGTGTAGAACTTGCTGTTCTCATCGCCCGGCTCGATGTATGGGAACTCGCCACCCTGCGATTTGGCCATCATGTCGCGCTTGCGCTTCTCGAACATGGAAGCGGCCGCGCTCTGGTTCTCGCGGTACTTTGTCATAATCTCCTCGAGCTTGTCGTTCTGGTAGTGAACGTTGTCAATCTCGTCACGCTTGGGAGGAATCAACAGCCACTTGTACATGTCAACCACGTAGATGTCGACCAGTGCGTCATCCTTCTGCAGGCGCTTGGCGTGCTGGGCCGCCTCGTCACGGTTCGGGAAGCACCCGCGGATCTTCATACCCAACTGCTCGTTCTTCTGGGGCAGCTCGGGGCCGACGAAAGAGATGCATGCAAAAAGCTGTCCTGGCACGGTCAGATAATCTTGCTCGAGAGAACCCATTTAAAAGTAAAAGGAGCTTTTCTTTTAAGCCAAATGGACGCTCTTCGTAAACTTCACAACGATCACAAACGCAAACTCATCATGGACTGCGTCGAACCGGGATCGTTCGTCCTGGACTGCGGCTGCGGCCGTGGCGGCGACTGGTGGAAATGGAAGGCCGTCAAGGCCCGCGTCGCGGCGATCGACCCGGACACCGAGTCTCTCGACGAGGCCGAGGCCCGTGCCAGTGAGATGAAGTTCCCGGTCTGGTTTCTGGGCCAGGGTGATATCCGGCACGCCGCCTTTGCAGGTCCGTTCGACGTCGTATGTTACAACTTTTCGTTGCACTACATATTCGAGGATCAGATGACGTTCGACAATTCCATCAAAGCCCTGGGGGTGGCAGTGAAACCCGGTGGGTACCT